CCCTCATCGGGCATATCCACTCGATCCTAGTAAGGTCGAGTCCGGTGATTAGCCGGCCATGGTTGGAACCCATTATTGTTCCGCCGACCCTTGCTATGAGGGTAACCGGGATGGAGGGGTATAAAGCCTCCACGAAGGTTACCGTAAATAGCTAGGTCTAATTTCATAATCCTTCCAGTTAAGGTTGGACTTATGAAATTCGGGCCAATAGGGGTCCGCTTCTGGTTAGAACCAGCGTATATCACCCTAACTTATGAGACTGAACAAACAAATCCTTAGATTTATTTCGTTCCTTCCCAAACAGTTAGGCTGAATCCGGGGTTTCGTTAACCCCGGAGTCGCTCCAGGGGAATTTGACTTCTTACTTCACTCAATTTTCCGAGTCTTTAAGACTCGCGGAATTGATGCTGGGATTGCTTTTGTTAAGGCAATCCGAGGGAATTTATTGAATTACCTTTCGGGTAATCCAATTAAAATTCCTGGAGTAAGAGTCACCTCGTCTGGAATACCTAAGGCTCTAGGGCCTCTAGTGAAATATATAGAAAAGGGTGCTTCTCCAGCTTTGCTGCAGTTCATCCTTACTATATTGTTTTCAACTAGAAGCCTGAAAAGTCGTCCTGAACTTAAGATCAAACCCATTGAAGAACCTTCGAAAAGAAGTGATTCTTCATTGGACTTTGGTCGTTTCAGTAAGGACTTCTGAAGAGAACTTGGGTATCTCCATAAAGGTCATATCCCCCGCCGTCTAAAATTCAGAAGATTTCACTTTACGACTAAGACAGGACCTTTCGGTCATGCCTTAGCCTCCTGGGTGGATGATCTTCTCAGTTTACCTAACCAGTTAACTGAGGCTATCAAAACCCTAGGAGGGGTGAAATTGACTGAGTTTATAGATGCGGCCTTGGCCAATCGTGATATCTTGCAGGGTCTTCGTCAGGAGTATAAACTCGTTAAATCGGGTTATCCTCTTAGACGTTTATCCTTTTTTGCGGATAAAGAAGGAAAGTCTAGAGTAATCGCAATTATGGATTACTTTAGTCAAACAGTCCTGAAAGGACTGCATTCCTATCTTTTCTCTGCATTAAGGAAGATTCCTCAAGATATGACATTTGACCAAGGGGCTTTTAAGGCCCGCATAAAGGATTGAGAGGTTTTCTACAGTGTTGACTTATCGTCAGCAACTGATAGATTTCCAATCGATCTTATATGCGATGTCCTTAAAGGCCACCTTCCGCCTACCTATGTGGACGCTTGGAGACACATTATGGTAGGTTACCCATTTAAGGTTCCTACTGAAGATAGAGTAATCTATTATTCAGTTGGAAACCCAATGGGTGCCTATTCATCATGGGCCTCTTTTGCGGTCGCACATCATTATCTTTTCTATATGATCGCCCGAGAGCAGAATAAGAGTTGAAAAACTCTTAAGTATGTTCTATTAGGTGATGATATATTAATTGGTGATGATGAGGTAGGTAAAAGGTATTTAGAGGTGATAGACGCCCTTGGTGTGGAAGTCTCCTTAGCAAAGACTCACATTAGTAAAACTACATGTGAATTTGCGAAGAGATGGATACATCAAGGTGTCGAAATATCCCCTGTACCAATATCTGCATTAAAAGGTTGTGGTAAGAAGTATTATCTTCTTACTTCCTTCCTTATGCAGTTAGAGGGAAAGGGATATGTCATTGATTCATACCAGAAGGTGGTCCAGGACTTCTTCAGTAAGATTTATCCCCATAGACGTTCTTTTAGAAGAACGCTAGGGGAGAAAGCTTACATGGTTGAACAGATAATTAGAATTATCTGAGGAGGGTCAGCGGCTTACCATCTCAATGAGATAAGTAAGGCACTTAAGATCCCCTTAACTATAGTTTCTGATGTAACCGCGAATAAAATTCTCGGTGAAGTCAGTCTTAAGTTATTCAACCAGAGCGATCCGACTAGGAGCACAGGAGGGAAACCTCTTGGACTCTTAGCGGAAAATCTTGTTATTTATTTAACAGGATTGCTCGAAGAAAGGCCTGAAGCCATGACTTTCCTGGAGAATCCCATGCTGCATGCCTACGGATCGATAGAGCAGAGTTATCTTGATTTAATCAAGATGACTCGCTCTGGTCAATTCGTAGGAGCCACTGGTCAATGACCTCTTGTTTTGAAGTCAATGGCCGTTCCTCTTTCTGATGAATTATTCATCAGTAGAGAAAGTGACGTTAATGCACTAGGGGCTTCCAGAATAGGTAAAATGGTCGAGCAAGCCCTCCGAGATAATTTATCTTTAGGAGGGTATGCCAAGGAGATCTTGTATTAAGATCCTCTTGGAGCTTTTCCATTTTATACCCACCAGGGGAATCACCCCTGGAGGAGCCAGCCTTACCGTGAGGTAAGGACTTCCTAGGAGTTTAAGCCTAGG